TATAGAGGCGATGGCATTTTATGAAGCAATTCGGCAAATGAAAAGCGATGATACTATATTCATTCATCTAACGTATCTTTTGTATTATCCGATAACAGATGAATTAAAAACAAAACCAACTCAGAATGCTATCCGTGAACTCCAACAAGCCGGTATAACGCCTGACGTATTGCTGTGTCGCACAGAACGAGAAATCCCGGGCCATATCAAAGATAAATTATCATTGCATACAAATCTTCCGATAACGCATATTATCCAAAATCACAATTTAGAATCAATTTATCAAGTTCCTTTGTCCTTTGTTTCTCAAAATATTCACAAAGTCCTCTCCGTAAAATTACAATGTGCTGATCAATTAGATGGATCTCTTCTTCAGCAATGGTCGTCATTAGAAAAGAAAATAGGTTCATTAAAAAGGACAATTCAAATAGGTATCTTAGGAAAATATACATCATTGAATGATGCTTACAAATCTTTGTTGGAATCCATCTTTCACGCGGGTTTACATCATGAGTGTAAGATAGATATTAAATGGCTCAATGCGCGTTCTGATAATTGTTTATCTGCGTTAAAAACAGTTCAAGGAGTCATTATACCCGGCGGATTTGGTGACACAGGGATTGAAACAATGATTGAATGTATTCGTTATCTAAGAGAATCAAAGATACCAACATTCGGAATATGTTTAGGGATGCAGTTACAAACGATTGAATTTTGTCGCAATGTCTTAAGCATGGCGAGAGCTGGTTCCTCTGAATTTGAAAATTATTCACCAAATGTAATTTCAAAAATGAAAGAGTGGTCATCAGAATCTTATGGAGGAACAATGAGATTAGGAAGCGCAAAAATAAGATTAAATGAAAATAGTAGAGTCAGAAAAATATACCAACAAGAATACATATCGGAGAGACATCGTCATAGATATGATGTAAACAATATTTATTCATTAAAATTAGTAAGTAAAGGTCTTGATATTACGGGGAGATGTGTGGAGCATGATCTTATTGAAATTATCGAATTAAAAGAACAGGAACATCCATGGTATATCGGAGTTCAATTTCATCCAGAATATGAATCTTCACCATTTAATCCGCATCCATTATTTGTATCATTTATTCAGAAATGCTGTAATTAATTGCATTCAACACTCTTTGATTAATTTAGCCCATTGTGATGGATCCTTGGTTACAGGTGGAGCATTGAAATATTCCCAATCATAGATTCCAGCTAATTCTGGATATTTAGTTTTCATATCTTTGATTGCTTTCAATGCTTGAGGGAAAGTTTCCTTTGTAAATTGCTCTGATTCCATTCCCATCACAATTTTATGAGGAGGATATCCATTTTTAATGATGCTATCCAAAGTTTCCAGAGAAAAAGAATAATAACACTGAGTATTAAACCAGTGAATATGTTTTCCTTCTGGTGATGTATAGAGCGCTTTATAATTGAATCCCGCCATAGAAGAACCATCTTCTTGTAGAGAAGGGCTTACTGGAGCCATAGTAATGATAAAGTCTTCACCAAAATCCCGGACGAGACACTGAATTAATTTTTTAGCATTGTCAATATTTACGGATTCTTCAACATCTAAATCAATCCCCTTGATCCATGACCTATTAGTAAGAAAATTTTTTAGCATCGGATAATAAACATCAAAATCACTGAATAGCTCAGTATAAGCGCCACCAGCGCCACCCATCATAAGCATGATAGTGCATCCTTGTGTGGATAATTTTTCCGTTTCATACCATAATTGTTCAAAAATACTATTATCCGGAATATTATCATTAAGATAGATTCCTTTGACACCAGAATTATCTTTTCCAAAATGAATTGATGATACAATTATCACATCCACATCTTGAACATGATCCATGATATCTTGAAGACCCAAAAAAGTTTGATAATAATAAATTGTTTTACTCATTTATTAGGAATACACAAAATTGTATTTAAATGATAATTTTAAATAATAGAAGAACTAAATAATTTAAGGGATACTATCATATCGCGTGGAATGCGAACACTTTCTCCAATAAATTAAATATAATACTTATATTATTGTATGGAATTAAGGAAATATAACGAAGATACACCGCAATATAATTTCTATAAAGAAATGCATAAAAATCAAACGTTAGAATTTGTAAAAAATCAAAGGGTGAAATATTCAATTATGAACAATAAAAAAATGACAATGAATGAAGCACTTAAATTATTAGATACATTTATTGACCCAAGTGATCCGGATGTTGATGTCCCTAACTCTATTCATGCTTATCAAACAGCAGAATCTATAAGAAAAAGATATCCAGAAGATAAACAATTACAGATTACAGGCTTAATACATGATTTAGGAAAAGTTTTATTTCAATACGATGAACCTAATTGGGGTGTTGTTGGTGATACATATCCTTTGGGTTGTAAATTTTCTGATAAAATAGTTTATTATGATACATTAAAGGATAACATTGAGTTTGATAAATATGATAAATTAGGTATTTATACTCATGGATGTGGGATTGATAATTTACTTCTGTCATATGGACATGATGAATATCTTTATCAAGTGTTAATTCAGAATACAAATCATAAATTAGAGGAGAAATATTTAGACATTATAAGATATCATTCATTTTATCCATGGCATACCGGTAATGATTATTATTATTTTATGAATGAAAAAGATAAAGAAACATTAAAAAATGTAAGATTATTCAATCAATTTGATCTTTATTCAAAAACAGATGATATCAATATATCTGATGAAACTAAAATATATTATGATAAATTATTAAATGAATATTTTGATGGAAAACTTGATTGGTAAATGATAATTACTTAAAAGAAATAAATCATATTACAAAAATGGAAAATTTTACTGATACTGGTTCTTTGTCAGACAACTTTGATATATCGTGTGATGAAATTACGAATCATTGGCTTTACTTTATATTCACTGGATACCTGGCGCCACTAATCTCACCAAGACTTCGTAGATATTTTAAGGAAACTTTGAATAGTTGTAAGAATAATGAAGTGACAGGCAAAATCGTGACATTAACTGAATTTGGTTTTGAGAAAATTCAGGATATTCAGAATAACGATGAAATGAAAAATTTCATACGTCGTATGTGCATTGACAAAAAAATTGAATATAATGAGGAAACTATAGAGCATGTTTCTTGGTTATTTAGCGGTGATAACGATGATAAACATCAATCTATCAAACAGACATGGAAGCGATTAGAGGAGACTCTTGAAAATTTTCAGGACATCAAGAGTTCTCTGAGACCTTAGAAGATTGAATCTCATCGATAACTTCCTTGAGTATTTGATTAATTAATTCTTCTTTCACTTTTTCAAATTCTTTTTCCAACTTTCGGACATCTTTGACGAAGAGTTGGCTCACTTTGATCACTTCACATGTATTGGATTGTATTTCTTCTTCTGGATCCATCTTCTAATTAATTCTACTTTAACCAAATCAAATTTACAAGGAATTAAATTTGATTCAAGAGAATCGTTATTTCTCAACTTATTTTTGGTGATCACTTTTTCACGATGAAATTGTCTGACTCGCCCGCCGAGACAGCTGCTCTGAACTTGACCGCCGTTGATTCTTCATTAGAAGATTATGATATTGAGGCTCACCCTGTCAATGAAGAACAACCGAGACGGAGTCGTTGTAAGCCTACGGACGGAAGCAGAAATATTTGGTGTCTTAATCTCTTTCTATTTGTCCTTCTCTTAGTAGGATTTGGATATATCGTGTATTCTAACTATGGAACGCAAATCTATACTTTCTTTGAACCGCACGAATATATCCAGAGCGCATCGAATCTTGGAAATTCAACGAGTGAAGCGTTGAGTGCTTCAATGTCTTACTATACGAGACATGGTTCGGCTCATCATCGTTTGAGATGTACTGATACCATTTACGGATGTTGTTTGGTAGCATATCAGACAGCGTCTCAAATTTCGCACGGATGGCTTCACGAGGTTTCGGTGGGTTCTCTGAATCCATATTTCGAAAATAACGTTCAACACGATGTAGCTGGTTCAAATTGTCCACATCTCAGAGACTTTGTGGGAGAAATGAATCGTGCTTATTTCCCAGGAACGAATGGAATCACGGATTGTGAATCATCACAGTTTGGATGTTGTCAGATTGATATTACTGCGGATGAAGCGTTGCATACAAGTCTCATGCAGGAATACGGAAGAAATCCTGCCCCTTCTCACATTCATGCTGACCGCAGCACGTGGGCCGATTTCGTGCCTCGGATTAAGATAAATACCGCATTCCCAAAATCTGATGCCGCTGGTTCAAATTGTCCCACCGCCAGTCAAGTAATCGAGGAACGTAATTCCAATTATTCGGGTGCCAATTGGATCTTCGATTTACTCGCGCTTTCGCCTTTGGTGCTTTTGGTGTTGTGCGTCATAGGACAAGAATTGTGCGGCCCTCAAAGAGGGAGGAACAGGGGGCGCAGATAAATAATCAGTTGTAAAGAACTGATTATGTAGATAAAAAGAAGGGGATAATAAATATCGTCAAATACAGGTGCTCGAGATATTGGATGATAAAAAATGCAATCGATTGATGGCTCCCTTCAATGGAAGAATACCCGTATGGGGGATAGGTGAAAATGCAAGTTTAGAAAAACCTAGTTTTTTGTAATTTTTTCGGGATATTTTTATATATATTAAATTATAACCAATAATATGGGTGATGCTCAACCTTCATTTTTGGATAAGATTGGAGATAATCCAGTCAGGGCATTTTTGGCGCTGGTGGCGCTGGTGGCTGTCGTGATACTTGTTTATGCCTTGATATCTCTGGTGATCAGTTCGAATGACACGGAATCATCTGAATCATCTGAATCATCTGAATCATCTAAATCATCTGGACCATCTGAACCATCTGAATCATCTGGGCCACCTAGAAATTTAAAACTCACATATACTTATCCTAGTGATGTACAAGAACATGCTGTCCGTAGAATACTGGAGTCAAGATTGACTGACATTAATCAGGATAATTCTGACGCAAATAATACAATTACATACTTACAGGATGAAAGTGATGAGTCTAGAAATATATTTTCCTATATGATTGAATGTTTTGGGGGCCATTGTGATCCATATACCAATATTGAGGGTTTTACAATTGATACAAGCACACTCAAAGGCGATACATGGTGTGAGAGAATGGGAGTTGACGGAAACATACCTTCAGCGTGTAAGGTTGAATCAGTTACAACGGCTGATATACCATCATGTACACACCCCTCCAATAGACCCCAGATCAATAGTGACACAACTGATTTAAATATGGATACTTTTAATATTGAATTTGAGGATGGGGAGGGAGACAAATGTCCGGTGGGACAAACACTTGATACGGTAAACTATTATCAACAAACAGATGCTTATAAGTTTGCAAGTGAACTCCAACTCCCAGAGGGGGAAATAGCTTGGGGTCAAATTTGCCCAGAGGACAAGAGAGATGGATGTGATCGGTTGACGGAACCATTAATTAAGCGATGTACTACAAGTGGAGAGGCATACGAAATTTTTGGTTGTGTGGGAGAATGCACTGACCCCGTTGGAGTTGGTGTTGAGTTCGAGGTCACAGGTGGGTCAATTTCTCCTTCTTTCGGTGAAATAACTGCACAGTGTCTGGCAGGATATAATCTACCGACTGGGGTGGATAGTCTGGTAGCGACTCCATGTGCAGAAGCAGGACAACCCTACACTTTTCCTGAGGGCCAACGATGCCAGGCCTCCTGCAGCCAAACATTGTCAGATGGAGGCCCCATAAGGATAATTGATCATGATTCAAATAATTTCGAATCAAATGATACTTTAAGTGTACAGTATTCTTGTTCCCTACAAGAAGAAAGTGCAATTGAGAAAACTCTGAGCGTCCCAGACGGTGGAGTTCCATGCGACCCAGGTGGTGAAATAAGCCGTGGATTATTTGATTGCTGTAGGCCTCCTAACCTTTCGCCAGGATATCGGTTCAAAAGTGGAGAAGAAATAGATCAGAACCTAAATAACTATGATTATAGTACAAATCAGGGTTCTTACGATTTAACGGGATCCCTAGAATGTGCTGAAGGCTACTCACTTAAACCAGGTACACAGATTACAATGAACTGTTCGAAAAATCAAGATGCAACTCTAGAAGGCTGTGAGAGAAACTGCGTGGCGCCAAGTGGTGATAACGGAGCCGAATACAAAAACATCGTAGTCAATGAAGATTGCAATACTTGTTATCTTGGATCTTCGCCAGATTTTCATGTAGAAGCGAATTGTAAAACAATTGAGGGTCAAGAATATAATATAGCTCCTCGCTCCCATGAAGTAGGCACCACCCCTGATGGAATTGAAACTTCATGCACCGGCGGACCCGATCCATATATAATCACAGATAGCTGTCGAGCCCCATTTGATAAAACATCGTCCCTATCACAAATCGGACTAAATCCCCAGGGCACACCGCTGGCCGCTAGTGACCTCCCACCTCCGCTCTATGTATATATAGATCCAGATGAGCCCGAGAACGACTGGAGTTCAAATGATGAATTTAATGTTAAGTATTATTGTTATAATCCTAACATAGCCCGCCCCGAGCATCGGGCTTCGCGCGCTGCCGGTAGGGTATCCGAAGATAAAGAAGTTTTGCCTGCTGATCTAATTTTGCGGTGGTCTGATGTCAATGACCAATATACCGACGGTGCAGAAACGAATACTATTGGCCCTGATAAATATGAATGTTGTAGACCCCCTGTAGAGGTTAATGATGAGGGTGTAAGCATAAATGATATGTATCAAATCGATCGAGGCGGTGGCCTCGTGGGTGGATTCGCCCTTAGATACCACGATGCAGATTGGAACTCATTTGCATACGAAAGAAAGGGAGCCGACACAGATCCAGAGAAATGGAATAGCCTATCGTGTAAACCACCATATGTGAATGATCAAGGTGGACCGCGGTTAAAGACCTTTCCAGGTGATGTATATTGTAGTGAAGTTGGTGGTCCTGTTGTATTGGAAGGTTGTGAAGCGCCAGAAACATGTACTCCAAGTGAAATCGAAATTAGAATACTGGGGGACTCGGGAGTACTCACAACCGAAACCTCCTCCTTCGTACAGGCGCCGCTTTTTGAGCAGCACCACCGCGGAGGATCTCTTGGTCCCTATGAGTCAAACGATTTTATACTTGATGGTCATTTTGAATCAGGGGACGGAGCCGGGGGAAGTCTTATCAGTGCAGAAGTAAAAAATAACGTGACTTGTGCCGATGGATATGTACAATCGGAATCTGGAATAAATGTAGAATGCCATTCCAAATCAGATGGAACCAAAGAATATTATATGAGTGGATGTTATCCCGAATGTGAAGATAGCAATGCTTGTGTAAACTTATCACAGATAATGGATTCAAACCCGTCATTTCAGGGATTTGAGGCTCGCCTTAGAGATTCGGATGATCTGGCCGTGGTGCGACAAGATGACGGGCCAGAATTGAACTTTGGCGATAATCTAATTCTATCTTATTATAGAAAGACTCAAATACCGGATAATAAGTATTTGATAGAATATCAATTGACGTGTAATGAAGATAATTGTAATATAATTGACAGCACAATGGCAAATAGGTTACATTATAGTCACGTAGACTATTGTGGAAATCTAATAGCTGGAGTCGACCAGCCTGCTCAGTGCTGTTTTGGATTGAAGGATGATTCAAATTTACCTGCATTGTGGAGTAGCAATGCTATTCGAATTAAGAGTATTCAACCTTTTGGGGATATATCGGAAACAGATACGGTAAATCAATATATATTGTTTCCAATAATGCCAGAAAGCCGTGCATATGATTTAATTATTGAAAAGAGTAAGGGGATCTCCGACCCCCCCAAAGCAAGGTATGAAATTGGGACAGGTCGCATACGCGACCTCGGCCAGCTCTTAGAGGAAGGCTTGCTAATAGACAGAATTAGTCCCTCATATTACATAAGTAGCAGTAGCTCGAAGGCTCAACTTATAGAAATCGCGCGTGAAAATGGAATGACGATTAATGAAAGAGATAGTCGTACAAACATAAGAAGGTCTATAATAGATCAATGGCGTGATTCGGGTCCCGCTAAAATGTTGGAAGTTATAATAGACAAATTTTACAATTCACCTAATTATATGAATGGTGCACACAACAGATTGACTGACTCTTTCCAAATAAATAATTTACAGCCCACATCTATTTATCACGAAGCGCTGAGTATGGAGGCCGCAGGGCACGCTAACCCCGTACCCCCCCCTATGGCGAGGAGTCCAGGTTGGGACTATAATTTCCACCCCGCTGCTATCGCCGCCGAGGGACCGAGATCGGCAAGATTATGGAACATGAAGTTTGTAATTACTGCGTCTGATATATACCAGGAGCAAGATCAAGAATTCTGGATTGAAGAAAATTCACTATTAAGGTTAACGTTCGGGGGGATAGATTACAGAGGACAAGGGAGAAGTATATATGGGGTATTGTCGGCGTTTGGTAATCGGATAGCACCCTATCAAGAAACACCCGCATTTATAGATGTATCGGATGTATCGGATGTATCGGATCCACGACCTCCGTTGAAATTTGAAGATGGAAAGTACTATTATTATATTAATTTCAATATCAGACCCACTACTTTTTGGTTAGTTATTTCGGATGTCGCCGCCACGGGCGATAATACGTATGGACAAAAAGATAGAACAGCACTAATGCAAGAGCTCCGAAGAATCGCGCAAGAAGACGGCACTAGCAGTACTGGTGCGGTTAACTTTGATGATGGTGTTAATGTACAAGATGGACAGGGTGTTACTATATCATTCTGTTAATTCACAGAATCTATCGATCAAATAATTAATGGCTTATTAATGGCTTATTAATGAATCATCAATATTTTCACAAATTAATTCAGAGATATGATAATCATTGATTGGATAAGTTTCGAACGAATGAACAAAAGCTAATTTTCTGCTTTGCAAATAAAAATTAAAAATTTTATTCTATTCCTTAATAAATGACAACAGCAGAAGAACAACTTCAATGTTTTTATTTAGATGCTTCTTCTCAAAATGCCAGCGCCATGTTGAGAAAATGTGTTCAAGATCGGAACAGTGAATTAGAATTTAATTGTAGAGATGATCCCCTAAGACAAGATCTACCTACAGATATAAAGGACACAGCGAGAATGAACGATATTGCGATTCAAAGAGGTATCACGGAAAATCATCTCGGTGGTTCAGGGAGAATGCATTCGGAAGCCTTAGGTAGCGGAGATGTTATAGAAGGTTTTACAAGCAAGATGTTTATCACAGATGAAGGACCAGGCAAAACAAATATTCCTAAGAATCAATGCCCTGAGGGATTCAGTTTAGACAAGAATCTTGGAAAATGCATCCAAAAATGCCAAAGTTGTGTTTATCGTGACAATATGAAATCACAGCAATTCAATGAAGCTGACCCGTGCTTTCCAGAGGGCACATATGACGGCATAACAAATGAGGGATTCATTAAGTGCACTTGTGGTTCAGAGAATCAATATTGTAGTGATAAATTTATACAAAATGTCTTTACACCCGATGGAATGTTAGTATTCGGACAAAAAATTATAGCAAATGTGGCTTCACCAAATGCTGTGGATTCGTTATTTGATTTAGGACAGCTTTAAAATTTATTTCAATTTATCGTATATCACATTTATTTGGCGCTCTGATAGCGCCGTAGCGAGAATAACCGTTGTTTATCACAGGGTCCCAGTCCAGAGAGGAGACGCACCAAAAGAGCCATTCGGGCGGGACAAGCACTTTGCGTTATAATTTTCCGGAAGAAACTTCTGCGTTCAGACCCTCGACCTCGGTATTCATGTCGCATAATTTGAGCCCTACTCCTTGAGAGTACGTGATTTCATATCAGGTTCAATTTCAATTTGTTTTATTTTGTAATATAAATATATATGGATACAAATCTTTTATATGCATTTTTATTAGTTTCTTTTCTATATTTTAAAAATAAAGAAGGAAATAATACGGTTTTGTTAGGACTAATCATAGGTTTTGTAATCTTATGCCAATTTAATCAAGAAGGATTCGCCATTAATACGCCAGCCATCTGCGGTGGAAAAGCCGGATTATCGCGAAGCCAGGCGGAATGTAGAGATAATTTCGCTGGGGGAGAGGGATGCCCGTCAGATTGGTGTTCATATACTCCCCCCACCGGAATCAAAGTTGGTTATTCAACTACCCCCCTGGATGATCTTACCGAAGCAGACACCGTTGAAGAACCTAATTTAAGTGAACCAGCGAGGTACAGTGGAGTAATCTGGACATATGATAGTACGGTAGATGATCCGGAACATAAGCCAGCCGAAGCTTTAGCCAGAGATAGATCGGCGAAGGAGGGTACTACAATTGTAATTGAATTAACGGGTAAAAGTACCAATAATGATGAGAGAGATGTTAATAATGGCGCTCCCCCCCAGGGTGAGGCTTTGGGAAATGATAAAAAGAATTGTCCTAGTCATATGCCGATATTTTATTTAAGATTTGGCGGAGATCATGTATCCGCTTTAGGGGCTAATACAACTGCTGTAGTTGCGAGTTACAGAAATAATTGTGTGTATGATGCTGATCAAGATTGGTGGACAAGAAGTGAAGTTGGTTCAGGAGATACGAATAGTAGTGCTCAAAACCTCAGCGATCATATCGGTGACGCCCTGACCTCATGCAAATTCCAAGATAGTACACCCTGGGGTGCAAGTGGGTGTCAGAGTATTAATTCCTATGAAGTAAAACCCTACACGGATACAAAATTTAGAGTATATAGAAGTAATTATGATAATGAAACCAAGATAGAAAGATGGTATGCTGAATATAAGATACAGGCGGGAGACATTGTTAACGGCCATCCACAAGGTAATATTAATTTCAGTATTCAGGTCCCGTACACTATAGTGGACTCGAGTGGGGGGAGGGGTGGTTCCAGCGTCTACTATCCAGAGGGCACGACTGACCGAACCTTCAGTGGGACGAATATTTATTTCGCAACAGAAAGCAGAGGAGTAATTTGTTCTGAACTTGATGGAGATGCTGGAGATGCTGGAGATGCTGGAGATGCTGGAGATGCTGGAGATGCTGGAGATGCTGGAGATGCTGGAGATGCTGGAGATGCTGGAGATGCTGGAGATGCTGGAGATGCTGGAGATGCTGGAGATGCTGGAGATGCTGGAGATGCTGGAGATGCTGGAGATGCCTGCGCGGCCACGCAAGATGGGAGCGACTCAGGACATTGCCATTCGGTCCCAGCCGTGGCCGGAGAAGAGAGTAATTGTTCTAATAATGCAGATAATTCTTTTAATTGTATCGGCACGACAACCATGACGGAAGATATGATCTCGTCGCCTTGGCAGGGTTCGACTAATTGCCAATTTACTCCGCCCGAGATGAATTGGGAAAATCCTCCCCCGTATGAGACAGGGAATCTAGTTGACTTTGGGGGGAGTTATGTGGCGGCGGAGGGGTTACGCTCCGTGATGAGAACTGAGGGAGTCTATTTAGCCCCATTTCATAATATACAAGCGAGTACTGTAAGTTATACTCCATATAATATACCTATCACGGCAGACGATACACCTAGTCAGCCGAAGAGTGTGACAATGGACGGCGACGCCGAAGTAACAATTACAGTGCCAGCAAATGCAACGGTGGGAGAAAATTTAGTGATGGGTAAATTAACGGGGTACGAGGGCGGTGGTGGGGGGTGTAGAAAAAAAATAGAAGATGAAGACTGTGAGTCTGTAAACGGGCCACCGATGGCGGTGGTGGACAGGATTCGGGCATGTTATAGTCATAAGGCTGTTAATAATAAACCCAAATGTATATATACAGATGATACTGGGCAATATATTGCTAGCGCTTATAAACAGGATGGTAGTCAATGCGGGTTGATCGACGATGTCCGGAACGAGGACGCCACCACGGGCAATATTGTCGCCTGCGACCCGAATGAACAAGGGAACTGGATACCCCGCGGCCATCGCTATACCACACGCACAGGCACACATACGGCGTCGCTAACGTGCAGAACCATCCTGAATGTGGGTGATACGCCGGGTGGGGGCGGCGACGGCGGCTGGACTCCTGCAAATCACAACACCGATCAATGTCACATGAATAATTGGGATTGGAATACTTCGTCTCTCAAGGGATTAAAGTATCGAAGTGATTTCAGTAATGTAAACCAAAGCCTTCAACAAATGTGTGAGGGGACAATCTCTGATGCGCAGAGGCAGATCGATGGTCATGGCTGTGAATGGATTCCCCCTGACCCTCCAGTCGGCCGTCAGGTCGAATCTTCATGTGCACAAAGAGAGGGTGCAGGTATTAATGTTTGCAAATTAAAAGATTGTTCCGGCATATCTGATGATAATACTTGCAATAATCAAGGTGGCGCGTGTTATTGGGACTCTAATAGTCAAACTTGTCATTCCTGCGAGTCTCCTGGTCCATCTTGCACTGAGACAGCCACAGGTAATGATTCTAACTCTCAAGACGCTGCCGCCTGTGCGGCGGTGACAGGTATTGATTTAAACACAAGGGAGGTATGCGAAAGCAAAAAGAAAACTGAGAGTAGTACGGAACAAGCCTGCACCTATACACCGGGGGCGGCGGGATGGTCGCCTAACTGCAGTAAATATTCTCAAAAATGTAATGCAAACAACGCGCCTGTTTGCATCGAAGTGGCGTCTTTCGAAGAAGGTGGGCGCGGTGGGTTTATTGATTCAAGTGGACAGGTTCGACCTCCCGCCTGTCCCAGATACGATTCAAGTGGAAATGATAAGTGGCGCACTCTCCTTGCAATGCAGGGAGATTCCGCTGAGCGCGGATTTTTATTTAGCGGTATAAGAGATGGATGTATGTCAATGCCTGGTTTAGACGCCGGTATGACTTGTATTTTACAGTGTGCAAATGGTTATCAGTTCAATCCCCCGGACACCGACTCAGAAGCAGAAAATCCTCAATTAAGATGCGATGCTGGCAGTCCGGATGTGGTACTCTCTGGAACTTGTGAAAAATGTGAAGACGACTATACGGCACACAACTCGGGCTCACTCCCTTACCTCGGGGCGCATCAATATTGTGAGATACATAGTGAGAGACCCCCATGCGTCAAGGAGGGTGGGCAAATGCGAAAGAAATGTTCGAGCATCGGTGCAACCTCTGGTCTTAACCATACTGCCCTTGCTCGCATCGATGAAGATATATGTAAACACTCAGGGGGGGAATGGACGCCACCAACAGGAGACAATGAAAACGGAACCTGTACATTGCTAACCGACTGGGGTGGGGGGGAATTAACTAGTGCTAAGTGCGCGGGTAACGATCCTACCAGTAATATAGAATCAGCCGAATGCAAGATCGATGACAGCACTGGCCAGCCATATAAATCTCCTGAAACTTGTCCTCAAGGTACCTGCAACTGGGTTATGTTAGTAGATGGCGTGGTCAAGACGGTTCCTGGAGGTACGCTCATGAGTGAAAGCATCACCACCTCTGTCATCACCAGCAGCCGCATCACCACCACCATCACCCACCCGATCTTTATTTTGGTGGGGGTGTTTGTGTTTATCTTGCTCATCATCTTTCTCTATTCTAAAATCAAGGAAGGATGGGGTGGCTCGGATACACAAAAGATAAACACCCCGTGGTTCAAGCGGTTGGCGAGGTATTTTTCAAGGGTGCCTGGTGCCCGGATGCTTAATTAGTTATTGGAGTAATCAATCCCTTGGTGATATTTGGCTATGACTGGGCAGAATAAAATTATTCTACATTTCATGCTATCGATGATGAAGATGAAACATAATAAGTATGAGAATATATATATAAAAGATTAATTTAGATAAGCGAATTAATTATTCCCCACGTAATTTCTACCATATTTCATCCATAAAAATACGCTCACCGTGAAACCCAGTAGGAATCCAGCAACGCACTGATCTGGATGTTCTTTAAGAAATGGTCTAGTTATCAAGGGCCCCACAAAAAAAGTGAGCAAAGAATAAAAAATCATAATTCCAATCAATGTGGGACTAGAAAGATGAACCATATTTATTTATATAAATTTATATTTTTTTGTCTTTTTTTGTCTTTTTTTGCTTCGCTTTTAAAGGATTCAGTAATCCATCGCAAGATCATCATCAAGAGCAGCATCCATTGTCTCATTATCTCGCACCTTCTGTGTCTTGATGTCCTCTGCGAAACGCTTGATAACATCCTCCAATCTTTCAATGAGAACTTCTCGATTCTTCAGAGGTTCGCAATTGCGAGGAAATGTAACACGAATTGAGATAAGATCTTTAAGATCATGATTGGGACCGGGTGCCCACCCGATGAAATGAACACCTTTGGAAAGAATCTTTTGCAGTTCTTCCACGGAACTCATGTCCATCTCCTTGATCCAGAAACGAGATCTCCGAAATGTAGCGATATCGGTGGGTTCCATAGCAGATTCCGGAACAGCTTCTCCAACGTTTTCCGAAAGAGAAACCACACTCTGAATGAGACCATTTCCTCGCTTAGAACCCCGAAGCCTTGACACCAACAGACCAATCAAATCATGGGGGAATTCAAGCGCAAAACAGAGACTAAGAGGAAAAGTCTTCTTCTTGGCAACGTGCGCCTTCACGTAATCTTCAAGACACTTCTTCGCAATCTTGATCATCGTTTCTGATTGAGAATGGATAATAGCAATACATCCAGAAGCATCGGCTGAATCATCAGTAGAACCAGCATTTTCAGCTGTTCGGAGTTCAATCCTCAGTTTAGGCTTTGGTTCATCCACCTTCCGCTCACTCTTTTGAAGTGAGGTATAAACACGCCAAGCATTGTTCTTCACACTCTTAATCGACGAACCACCCTTTCCGATAAGAGCAGGAATATCATTCTCCGCGACATTCTCAAGAGTCATCTTAAATTGAGTCATTTTCAAGTGCTTCAATAATGAGCTTCTTTCAAATAAATTGCTGAAAAATTCTTATCATCAAATCAAATTTATAGTCTTAAACTCTCTTAAGAACAAAATGGTCTGCTCTGCGCGTTTAATCCCGTAAATTACTTAAGGGTTTATTAGTATACTAGGTTGTAGTAGTGGATTAGTCCTAGAAAGCATGTTACTCTCAAATGAACGAATTAAAAACGTTCATTAATGACAATCCACTTTTAAATTTGATTTGAGGGTATAACAATAAGAAGCGTGTATCCTCTAGAACTGGCCTCTGTAGCTCAGTTGGTTAGAGCGCGGGTCTTATGAGCCCGAGGTCGCGGGTTCGAGACCCGCTAGAGGTAAAGCGGATACACATATTAGTCCGTGTGGCGCAACTGGATAGCGCGTCAGACTTCTAATCTGAAGGTTGCGGGTTCGAATCCCGTCATGGATAAAGTCTCCCTTTCAGGGAGCAAAAAGTCTCCCTTTCAGGGAGCATTTAGACAGCGTCCCCTAGTCTGGTCAATGGGGTAGGACTTAAGATCCTGTGCGATAAACGCTTCGCGGGTTCAAATCCCGCCGCTGTCATATAGGGAGGAAAAGTATCTCTCTTCATAGTTAAGTTTCATTTATCTG